CGGCGGACACGTTGGCGTGGGCTACGGGCGGCGCCGAACAAATGCGCCTCACCAGCACCGGGCTGGGGATTGGGACGAGTTCGCCTGCTTATAAGCTGGATGTTCGTGGATCGTCAACCGATCTGTTCCAAGTCAAATCAACCGGAGCTTATACATTTAGTCGTTTTCAGAGTTCTTCTCGCAACTGGGCGCTGTCAATTAGCTCTTCGTTTGATGTGTACGACGAAACGGCGGCGGCAACGAGGATGTCTATCGACTCCTCCGGCAACCTCGGCTTGGGGGTGACGCCGAGTGCTTGGGTATCTTACAAGGCACTGCAAGTCGCTTCTATTGGTGGGGCGCTTTCGTCGAGTTCTTCATCTGACTTTGAGATCACAACTAACGCTTATTACAACGGCGGTTGGCTGTCGGAAGGTGCTGGTGTTGCATCAAGCCGCTACAGACTGCTATCGGGATCGCATTCGTGGTGGACATCTGGAATTAGCCCCGGAGTGGCCGGCAGTCCAATTTCCTTCACGCAGGCAATGACGCTGGATGCGTCGGGAAATTTGGTTGTCGGTGGAACTACTGCGATTGGGCGCGGAACTTTTGTCAATACATCCGCAGGCGATGGCGTAATTATTCGTAGCAACGGCTTTGACACTAACAAGTCAGGAGCCAACAACGCACTGCTTTTGGGCTTAGACTACACAACCGGCGTCGGTTATATCGTAGCAGGCGGCAACACCACTAACACAAGTCTTTCGTTTTTCACGGCATCAGTAGCAGCGCCGGTAGAACGCGCCCGCATCCCCGCCGCTGGCGGCATGGTAGTCGGCACCGCAGCCCTTGCAACCACCGCAACTAACGGCTTCCTCTACGTTCCCACCTGCGCAGGCACGCCGACAGGCACGCCGACGACGCAGACCGGCACAGCCCCCATCGTGGTCGATACCACGAACAACAAGCTGTATTTCTACTCTGGCGGTCAATGGCGTGACGCTGGGCCGTGAATTTAACCCTGAAAGGACCACACCATGAACATCACCTGGACCATCGAATGGCTTCGCACCACCCCCACCACCGCAACCCCGCCGGAGTACGTCATCGAATGCGGATGGCGCTGCACGGGCACTGACGGGACCTACACCGGCACGGTGTACTCCACCTGTTCTTTCACCCAAGCTGCTGAAGCTGACGGCTCTTTCACGCCCTACGCCGACCTGACGCAAGACCAAGTGCTGGGCTGGTGCTGGGCCAACGGCGTCAATCAAGCCGCGACCGAAGCTGCGGTGCAGCAACAGATCGACAACCAGATCAACCCCCCGGTCATCATGCCCCCGCTGCCGTGGGCAACTACCCAAGCCTGACATGAACGACATCAAGATCACCCTGACCGACCTGTCCGTCAACGACGTCAATCTGATCATGGCGGGTCTGGGCAAGCTGCCGCTGGAGGCCGTCGTTGAACTGTGGTCGCGTTTGAAACAACAGGGCGAAGCGCAACTCAAGCCGCAAGAACCCGCAGGGCTTACTGACTGACATGACGCCCAAGCCCGCCCGTGGCTTGATAGGATGGGTGCTGCGCCGCACGGGCTTTGCAGGCGTGGCCCTGGCCCCCTGGGGGATATTCGTGCTGCCGGAGCATCTGGCAAACCAGCGCCTGACTCAGCATGAACTTGTCCACTGGCAGCAATACAAGCGGATGGGTATGGTCAAGTATTACGCCACCTACCTGTATCAGGTGCTCCGATACGGATACAGAAACAGCCCTATGGAGCGCGAAGCGCGAGGTGAACTCTGATGGCTAAGACACCAGCATGGCAGCGCAAAGAGGGTAAGTCAGAAGCCGGAGGCTTGAATGCCAAAGGCCGCGCCAGCTACAACAAAGCTAACCCCGGAAAGCCTGGATTGAAGGCACCGCAACCGGAAGGTGGCCCCCGGCGTGACTCCTTTTGCGCCAGGATGAAAGGGATGAAGGCAAAATTGACGTCAGAAAAGACGGCAAAGGATCCGAACTCTCGTATCAACAAAAGCCTGAGGGCCTGGAATTGTTGACATGGAAGCGACGTTCGTCTGGAATACCGTCTTGACGTTTCTGATTGGCGTTGTGGGGTTCTTCATGTCAGCCAAGTTCAAAGAACTCGACCGTATCAGCATTCTGCTCAACAGAACGCGAGAGGAAGTGGCCCGGGATCACATCACCCGTGCGGAGTTCCGGCAGGACATGAAAGAGTTGATTGAACGCTTTGACAGGATTGAGTCGAAGATCGACAATCTACGAAGCAAGCCCCATGCCGTATAGTTCTCCCAAGCAAAAGCGGCTCATGCGGGCCGTCGCGCACAGCCCAGGCTTCGCCAAGAAGGTGGGCATCCCCCAGGCCGTTGGCCTGAAGTTCGAAGCCCATAAGGCCGAAGGAGGCCCCGTGAAAGAATCCCCCAAGATGGTCAAGAAGGAACTCGCCTTCATGAAGGCTAAGGGTGCGCCCAAGGCCATGATCAAGCACGAGAAGGAAGAAGCCAAGGGCAAACCCAAGGGCAAGCCGTTCGCCAAGGGTGGCGCGGCGAAGAAGATGGCATACGGCGGCAAAGCCTGCTGAGGAGAACGAACATGGCACGGAACTACCGCACTCCCACGGCAGAAGAGTCTGCCAAGATGGACAAGTCACGCGAGATGATGAAGAAGGGCATCGAGGGAGAGAAGGACTTCATGTCCAAGGTCTCCACCACGATGGCGAAGTCTGCCCGGGACGATCAACGCGCCGCCAAGAAGATGATGGAGTCGGTCCCTGCTGCTGCGCGTGAAGGCGCAGCGTACAACCAAGCAGGCTACCGCAAGGGCGGCATGACCAAGAAGTACGCCAATGGCGGCTCTGTGCGCGGCGCAGGCGTCGCCCAACGCGGCGTCAAGCAGTGCAAGATGGTGTGACATGGCTACCGATCCCCGGTACACGAAATCCGCCCGCGAAGGCGGCATCCCGCGTCCTCAGACGTTTGGAGAAGCCTTCCGGGAGGCTAAAAACGCTGGCGAGCCAGACTTTGAGTTCCCTCCTCGCAGTGGAAAAATGTACAGCACCAAGACCGCTGAAGAGCAGGGTCGGGAGATTGGTGCTCGTGCAGCCGCAGGCTCTGGGCGCGGTGCGTCCGCAGGCAGGACAGCCGCTAATCGGGATACGGCCTCAGAATCCAAGAAAGAAACGCCAGCGCGGCCTCGTGCGTCTCTCTCTGATATTCCTGGCCTGCTCATGCGAGGCATGGCTGAAGGGGCAGAACGCGTTCCTGCGGGGCGCGGTCTAGGTGCGGCGTTTATGGGTGCTGGCTTACCGCGTGCTGTGGTTGGGGCGAGGGCTGCAGGGACAGGGTGGCGGAACAGGCCCCCGGAAGGTGCTGATCCGGCCAAGTGGAAAGAGATCGTCAAGCAGATTGATGAAGCGTATCCTGGTGGTGCTTCTTTCAAGAAGGGTGGCAAGGTGAAATCCTACGCCAAGGGTGGTTCTGTGCGCGGTGCCGGGTGCGAGACTCGCACCAAGAAGACGAAGTACGTCTGAGGAGAGCGCAATGCTTTCGAGCAGGGGTATGGGCTGCATCCGCCCGGAACTCAAGAAGCCCAAGGCATACGCCAAGGGCGGGGAGAGCCGCGTGAACGAGGCGGGCAACTACACCAAGCCTGGGATGCGCAAGAGCCTCTTCGAGAAGATCAAGGGGCAGGCTACGCAAGGTACGGCGGCAGGGCAGTGGAGCGCCCGCAAGGCTCAGCTTCTGGCGAAGCAGTACAAGTCCAAGGGCGGCGGGTACAAGTGAAAGCCCCACAGAAATCGCTCAAGGATTGGGGGGACCAACGTTGGACCACCAAGAGCGGTAAGCCGTCGTCAAAGACGGGGGAGCGCTATCTCCCCGAGGCTGCGATCAAGTCCCTGAGCCCCTCTGAGTACGCGGCCACAACCCGGGCAAAGCGGGCAGGCAAGGCCAAGGGCCAACAATTTGTCGCGCAGCCCAAGGGCGTAGCCCGGAAGACAGCGAGATTTAGATGACCTACTACGTGTACGCTCACGCCAAACCTGACAACACGGTGTTCTACATCGGTAAGGGTACGCGGCAGCGTGCATGGTCTACGCACGGGCGTAATGAGCGCTGGCAGCGTACAGTAGCAAAGTACGGTTACGAAGTTATTTTGTTGGCAGACGGGTTGACCCAAGCACAAGCGGTCGAAGAAGAAGCAGCGGTCATCGCACACTTCAAGCCGTTTGGGGCATTGGTAAATATCCTTGACCGCGGAGACATAAGCCCGACCTCAAACCCTGAGGTAGCGGCCAAAGTCAGCGTTGCCGCATCGCGTTGGCAGGCCGGCAGAACGCTTTCTGAAAGCCATCGACTGTCAGTATCACTAAACAACTTTTGGCGTGGTAAAAAACGTCCTGAGCACGCGGCTTTGATGCAAGCCAAAGGCTTTGTACGCGGCGAGAAGAACCCTTTTTATGGACAAGGGGATCGTCAGCGTGGTGCAGCTAACCATATGGCTACGGCAGTTGTCGGTGTTCATCCCGTACATGGAGAAAAGCGTTGGGGCACACTAAAAGCTGCATCAGATGAACTCGGTGTAAGCCTACAAGCTGTTTCGCAAGCAATTCGCAAACAAGGCCGATCAAAAGGCTGGTTGTTTAGGAAAGTAGCATGACTACCAGCGGCATTACTGCCTTCAACCCCGATTTAAATGAAATCGTGGAAGAAGCGTTCGAGCGCTGCGGTGCAGAATTGAGGACAGGATATGACCTACGTACGGCGCGTAGGTCATTGAATCTTCTTTTTGCTGATTTTGCCAACCGTGGCATCAACATGTGGACCTTCAACCAGGGCACGATTCCTCTGGTTCAGGGTACGAACACATACACGTTGCCGTCTGACACGGTAGATCTCCTTGAGCATGTCATCCGCACGGGTGCGGGCAACGTCTCTACTCAGGTGGATCTGACCATCACGCGGATCAGCATCAGCACCTACTCATCCATCCCGAACAAGCTGCAACAGGCGCGTCCGATTCAGGTGCTGGTCAACCGGAACTCCAACGCGACGTACCCGGCGGCGAGCAGCTACTCCCCGGGCGCAACGGCAGCACCCAGCATCACCGTATGGCCCACGCCAGACCAGACCGGCGTCTATCAGTTCGTGTACTGGTATCTGCGGCGCATCCAAGATGCGGGTGCTGGTGGAGAAGCTACTCAGGACATCCCCTTCCGCTTCATCCCCTGCTTGGTCTCTGGTCTGGCGTACTACCTCGCCATGAAGCTCCCGGGCGGCATGGAACGGCTCCAGATCCTGAAGGCGCAGTACGACGAAGACTGGGATCGTGCATCGAGCGAAGACCGTGAGAAGGCTGCGGTACGGTTCGTACCCCGGCAGATGTTCATTAGCTGATCATGGCAAACAGGTTTGCAAACGGCGCTAAGGCGTTTTCATTCTGTGATCGTTGCGGATTCCGTTTTGACCTCAAAAAGTTGAAAAATGAGGTTGTAAAGACGAAACAGACGCAAATCAAATCATGCCCGCAGTGTTGGAGTGAGGATCACCCTCAACTACAGCTTGGGATGTTCCCCGTAAGTGACCCCCAGGCTCTGCGTGACCCCCGCCCGGACACAAATACGTGGTATCAGTCCGGTACGAACGGCCTGCAGACAAGCCCGACATCAGGTCTTTTGCC